CGCCCTGCCACGATGTAGCCCACTCCGAGGCTTCAAAGTATTTGCTGCACCATTCGGCGTCCATGCCGATCAGGGCGCGTTCCTCCAGGAATTCCGTTGCTCGGAGGTCCGGCTGCACCGGGTCGTCCGCGTTCTTCGTCACGCGGTCGTCGAGACGGTGCTGCAGCGCGCGCTCTGTGCACGAGAATTTCTGTGTTTCCGTTTCGTAGCTGTCGTACGCCGGCTCCTCCGACATACCCCTGCGGGGGAAGTCGTTGCGCAGCCACGCTTCCCTCTTGAACACGAGGTAGTCATCGGAGGCGTTCACCACGGGGATCTGCGGGAACACCTGGAGTGCGATGAACTCCTCCTTCTCCTGGCGGTACCGGATAGCCATGTTCGTCAGCCACCGGTTTATGTGGACATTCTGGAGACCAATCTCACCGGGCATCAGCCATCATCCTTTCTATTGGTTCTGGAGGACTCGGGCTTAGGCCGTTGTCACGGGGGGGCAGAGGAGCGCTTCGACGATGTCGCCTGACAGGCCCGCTTCGAGAGCGATGCCGACGACGAGGCCGCTGCTCGCTTTGACCGCTTCGCCTTTGCTGTTCACTTCGAGCTGGTTCCCGATGGCGACGGTCCCGCCAATCTGTACCTTTTGGCGCTCAGCACCGAACACGAGCGTCGCGTAGGCGCCTTTTTCGACGCCTTCGGTGATCGCGTAGCCAGCTTCGCCGGTGGATGCAAGTTCGCATTCGCCGGTGGATGTGAGCTTTGCGAAGAAGAACTCCTTTTCTTCGAGGTTCGTAGCGGCCTTCACCGCTTTCAGTGCATGTGGGTCTACGTTTGACTTGGCCATGTTGGCCGCTCCTTTGCTGTTAGGGACGAGGGTGCGGCCGGCTTAGACGCCGGCACGCTCCTTCTCGTACTGGGCCGCTATGGCTGGGTCGCGCATCGCGCGGCGCATCGCCTCAGCGCTCGACATGCTCGGGTCCGCCTTTTCCAGCTCCTCCGCCTTCTTCATCGCCTCCGGCAGACCCGGGGCGGCGGGTGCTGCCGGACGGCCACCGCTGCGGCCGTATTCCGCCTCGACGGAGCCCTTGCGAAGCTGCTCGTTGATCGCGGTCTGCTCGCGGACGTACTCGTCGAACTCGGCCTTCTCCAGCGTTTCGGAGAACTTCTTCAGCCGCGCACCGACGACCTCGGGGGCGCCCATGTGCGGGAGCTCGCTCTTGGCCATCTCGACGAACTCGGCCTCGATGCGCGTTTCACGCTCGCCCTTGGCGATCTCCTCCGCGGACTCCGCGCGCTCCCTGTTGGCGTCGGCCTCCTTGCGCAGCTCCGCCACCTCGGCGTCACGCTTTGCCAGGTACACCTTCACGCCCTCGGGGAGGTCGGCCTTGCTCAGCTCGTCCTCGTCCGGGTCGTTCTCGTCGTCAGGAGCCATGCCCTTTGCCGGTTTGGCTTTGCCGCCGCCCGCCTGCTTCTCCAGCTCCGCCTTCTCTTTCTCGGCGGCCTCTGCCTTGGCGAGCGCATCGTCGCGCTCCTTTTCGATGGTCGCGTTTGTCTCTTCGGCCTTCGTGAGCGCCGCCTGCATCTCCTCGGGAGTCATATCGGCTCCTCCTTTCGCCGGCAGCGCCGGATCGTTGGGTGCATCCTCGGACTTCCACAGCAGCTTCCGTCGAGGCTGCGTCGGGTTCTTCGGGTCGCGGGTCGCGGCGCGGCCAACGAAGGACACGCGGCGCACCCGGACGTCTGTCACGTTCTTAGGCAACTAGCTCACCTCCAGCGAGTGCCGCGTGCCGATCCCCTCAAGGGACAGGCCCGTCAGCTTCCCTTCGTCGATTTCCGTCTTCACGAGCGGGTCATTGACCTGCCACGCCTGCACCCATGAGCCCTTTGTGACGGGCTCGCCGGCCAACGCCATGTCGGCTGGCGCAATGTAGTGCTCCAGCAGGTCCGCACCCGCGTCCGCGCCACCATGCTGAACGTCCGGTGAATGCTCAGCCTTCGACAGGGCGTAGTCACGCATAAACGCGTGGGCGGCCTCCTCGATCGCCGGGGCACCGAAGATATCGCCGTGCGCGTCGGGCAGGTCCGGCTCTAGGACGACCCCGTAGAACTTGCCCTCCACATCGCTCTTGCGCAATGCCACGAAGTGGGAGAACTCGGCCTTCTCCATCTCGCCGATGTCGGGATAGCGGGCGTGGACAGCAGCCTTGACCTTGGCCTGTTCGTCCGCATTGCCATGCTGGGCGACACGAGCAAGAGCGTTCCGGGCATGACTCGCGTCGTGGATCGGGTAGCGACGACCGGGCAGCGCGAAGTCCGAGTCCTTCAGGTCGTTGCGGGCATCGGCAGTCAGGGCGGCCTTCTCCAGATCGTCGGCCTCGCCGGCCTTGGCGAGCACGTCCAGTGATTTGGTCAGCCAGGACACATGAACTCCTTGCTCTCAGGCTTCGAGTGGTTGGACAACCGGGTCATACGACAACGTGGAGCCCACATGCGGGGCGGCGGGAGGATCGTCGAGCGAGGTGACCTCGCCATCCCGGTCCCCGCCGTGCGTCTGCAGGCCCACGATCTGCGGGTGAGCCCTGTAGGCGGCGAGGCTCGCCTGGCGTTGCATCTCCTGCGTCTCATTCGCCGAGATCAGCTCCGCGCGATAGCCCGACCCTGCTTTCGTGAACCTGCCAGCGGGGACGGCCTTGCGTATCCGCTGCGCCGTCGCATCCGGGCTCTCTGCGGCCCGTACACCGTCTTCTACGGCCTTCAGGACCGCCTTCCTGACCTGGGGCTCCACATCGCGTGCCGTGAGCCCCCTAGACCCCCTAATGCGCTGGATATCGGCATCCCCGACCGTGAAGTCCAGGCCCGTCGCGTTCGTGAGCGTCGATTCGGTGTCCCGCGCCACCCTGCCGGCATGGCTCCCGAGGACCGGCATGAGGCGCTGCTGCACCCAGCCGGCGATCCCGAGCGACCTGACGACCGCTGCGGTGATCGCCCGCATCTCGCGCTTGCTCGTCGGCTGGGGGCGTCCGCGCATCGTGCCGAGGTAGGTCGCCGCGGCACGCGAGCCAAGCTCCTGCAGGCGTCCCATGATCTCGCGGTCGAGCTGACCCGAGAGCACCCTCGCACGAGTAGCGAGCGCCGGGCCGACCTCGAGCACCTGACCGTCGGCCTTCTGCAGCTTCGACGGTTCCGGCTTCCCGGCAGCGGGCTTCGCTGGTTCGACGGGTTTCGCAGGCGCAGGCGGGAACGTGAAGTCCGACCCCAGCCCCGCCGCTTCAAAGAGTTGCTTCATGAACTTCGGGTCGTTCGGAACCTGCAACCCCGCGGCTCCGAGGTTCGACAGGAACAGTCCGACCTTTTCCAGGTCGATCCTGCCGGCGGTGGTGGCGACGATTTTCGGGGGGTTCGTTGTCTTCACGCCGTTCAGCTTCAAGAGGCGCGGGATGCTGTAGCGGTTCATCGGCTTGAGGATCTGCTGGATCATGCCGTCCACGGCCATCCCGAACAGCTCGCTCTTGACGTCCACCATCGCGTAGCTACCGAGGCCGTCCTGGCCGAGGAGCATGAAGTCAGCGGCGACACTCGCGGCGATCCGCTGCTCGTAACGACGGATGATTTTGTCAATATCGAACTGGCGGCTGCCCGACGCGGAGATCAGCTCGAAATCCCACTCCGCCGTAGGCCACACCAGCCCCTCGTCCTCGTCGCGGTGAACGGTCGTGACGAGTTCGACGATCTCGTTGTAGAGGGCTTTGTTCTCATCCGCAAACAGGTCCACGCCGGGGGGCGGCTTAGCCGACGGGATACCCGCAAGGTCCCGTGCTGCGCCGATCGCCTCAATGTCCTGCAGGCCGCGCATACGGAAGAACGAGGTCCAGGCACGTCTCAGGACCGAATACCCTTCCGGGTTGTTTCGTACCCGGCGGTTGCGGATCAGCAGCAGCTTCGTTATCGGAATGTGGTGGTGCCCGCCATGCCAATCAAGCTGCTCTAGGCCACGCAGCGAGGAGTACCCGTCGAAGTCCCAGTGCAGTGTCGTTTCCTGCGCCCTGAGCGGCAGCTTGCGCCACCCGACCAGGCCATCGTCGTAGATGCTGGAGCCGGGATGCTGAGGTTCTTCGGTCGAGGGCACCTCGTTCTCCGGCCCCATGTCCTCCTGCCCCGGCTGCTCACCTCGCCGGTACTTGAACACTTCCTCCATCGGTGCGTATCCGTACGGCAGATGGGTCATCGCTTCGCAGATGAAGTCATCCCAGCCATGCGACATATCGTGCATGCACTGCTCAACATGCTTGCGCCAGCGAGGTTCGCCGCCCTCCACGCTGTACGTCACACGTTGCGCGAGCATTTCGAGCATGAACAGGAACCCGCCAGCGACGGGATCGTTGTCCATGAATTCCCGGTAACGCCACGCGGCCTCGCGGCCCTGGAGTTCACCCAACCACTCGTCGAGCACCCAGCCTGAGAACTGGCGCAGCCCCGAGGTGCCCAGCTCCGAGAACGGGGAGACCTTCCGAGGGTTGCGACGCGCATAATCGCGCTGCACGATCGGCCTGACAACCCTGACGTTGTCGGCGCCGCCCGTTGACGACGTGGCGCTACGCGAGCCTGCTGGGCCGCTGCGGGATCTAGCCACCGGCCCTCCCTTCGCTAGCTATGGTCGTCACGAGGGCCGCCGGCCGAAGCCAACGCCACCGCCGGCCTTCTGATGTAGCGGCGCGTTGCGGGAGCCACCGGGGCGCCGTAGAATCCTCGGGGCGCTGACCTTCGGGGCGACGCGGGACATGAAGAAAGCCTGCACGACGGCGTCGCCCGCATCGGTAGAGCGTTTGAGACGCTTCCTGATGTCGGGCTTCTTCTCCACCGCGAGCTTGCCTCCGGGCGCTTCCTGCCACCGCGGGGCGAGCAGGTCCGCAGTGAGCTGCTCGTAAGCCTTCCCGCCGGGGATCGCGAGGTCGAACCCCGAGCCGGGCTCCAGCATTTCGCGGAGATTCCACCACGCAGCGGAGCGCACCCCGTCGAAGGCGAACTGGCCGCCGCGGCTTCGCAGATCCGTTTTGTTGGACGCCACGAAATCGATCGGGGCGAAGCCATTTGCGCGCAGCTCGTTCGACATTGATTCGCCCGCGTTCAACGCGTCGATCACGATACGCGCCCGGCGTTCGGGAAACC